AGCTCTAAGAGCATTAATATCTGCTGATTATCAAGGCCCTCAGAAGCTTCACTGAATGATTTGCCACGTAGAAACCTTTCAATCCCCTTGTGGACTTTATGGCCTATCTGTTGTGATGATTTCTTAATGTCTTCGCAAACGCCAAAACCCTTATTCTTAATCCACCAATACATCCAATCCTTCTCGAGAATATCTAAAACTTCTGTTACCGAAGGATCTCTGTTTTCGTAGCGAGGTTTCGACTTCTTTGGCATTATTTGCCAAACGTCTCACTTAATTTACTATTGATTCTAATGAAGGACTCTACAGCAGCCTCTTCTGTCTCAATTTTCCCTAAGACCACAAATGCAGAAACAAGGCGAGATGTATAGTGCCCAATTGCTCCTTCACGTTGACCTTTTGAATTATCGACGAAGCTTTTACCGTTGCTACTACCACTTTTTCCCGTTGGCTTTCTACCAGCAATTGCATCACCAATTGAAATAAGCTCAACAATATTTCCTGCATTACCATCTTCTTTAATAAGGCGCTTAACAACATTGACATGATTAAACTTAAACTGTTTCATGTCCACACCTTCTACTACATTAACCCAACTATCATTATCCAAATGTAATCCACCGGCTGTTTTAAACTTCGAATTACCATCAGGATTAATACCTGTAACTTTTAATTCTACTTCTACTGTTTTTAATATTCCTGCTGTCATATTTCCTCCTTAACATTTTCATTTAGATACACCGTGTAAAACCACTACACTACATTAGAAGTATCTAGAATACTAAGTTCATTCCTCATGACCACGATTACGGATGAGAAACCGCCACGGCTTAAATTTTTAAATCACATCATCTAAACTTACATCATCACCCCATTGAGCAATGAAAAATCTATCGGTAGACCCCTTAATACGACCAAATAAAAGGGGGTCATACATCCCTTCTACCTTAGCAATTGTAAAATAATCAAATATATTTCTTTGTTTGTGTTCAGCCAATTTAATCAATACATTGTCGGGGGGAAGCTCTTCTATTTTTTCAAGAGGTTTTTCAACCCATTCAAAACGTCCAATGGTGTCTTTAGCTTCAGATGTATAATGATTAGTATGTTTAGAATACACATAGTTATCAATCGGTCTCTCTATCTCATCATGACCCCAATAATTATAAGTATCACCCGGCGTATTTGCATAATATATCGACCCGGGGCGGAAGTGCATTTCTGATAACATGGGTCCTTTATGATTTAACTGCACATTAGGTATACTTTCATCGTATTCTTTAGCTTTACGATCAATAAAAACTTTAATTTTATCTTCTGTAATTTTTACATATTTGTATTTCGCGAGTTTAGATAATTTATTATCGGTTTGCAATTTGCTATGAATAGCTTTAAAACCAAGTTTCTCCAATTGTATTTCTTTGGCCACTCTTCCAACAGTCAATTCTTTTGCCCATACTTTTTGTGCATCTCCTAATATTTCTTTCAAATCAAGTTTCATTAGATTCCTCCATAAATTCGGGTACTAGTTTTTTAAGCTTCTTTCTAGCCCGTTTAATATATTGCACCACACTCCCACGACTAATCCCCAATTGATCTGCGATCATTTGCTGGGTATTACCTTCGATATAAGACATTATAACATCCCGCTCTCGATTTGTCAAATCCTTAAACCCGTTCATAATAAGGCTCTTTGCCGCAAACAACTGCATCTTTTTATTTTCGTCAACGCCTTTTCGAGACTCTATATACTCTTCACTAACAACAGTGGCAGGTTCAGCTACCCACTTCTTACCATGTTTGACATATAGGACATCTTCGGCATCAACACCTCCAGACTCTATTTGCTTTTGTGTGATTCTGCGAACTTTACCTTCCATACTTTCACTGTCCTTTTACCAAACTTCTTCCAATAATATGCTTCCTCTTCTTGCGTCCATACAAAAACATCGAGATGATTCATATGCTTTGCGTGCATAACATCATTAACAATTTTAATCCCCACTCCTTCTATATATAGCACATCCCCAAACTTTAATGGCCCCCCCCATTTCTTATGTAAATCCCTACTAATGGCTACGCCGTCCATATGAACAAATCGACCATCGGCTGGGGTACATGGAGTGGAGTCTGTTTGAACTGTTAGAGGTTGATATGCGGTCAAAGACATATTACCTATGAAAACTGATGCAAGTAGAAGTTTAATCATTTTTGTGGTCATGTTCCTGTTTAAATTTGTATTCTAAAATATTAGACATATCCCAATAACTATCCCGATTATGATCCTTAACTTCAGCTTCTTTTTCCCATTGTTTCATTATTTTATAAGCTTTTTTTAATGACGGAAATAAGTGAGGGCCGTCCAAAGAATCTAAAACAATGAAAATAGATTTAGGTTTTCTCATTAGTTCTCCTCGAATTCTATATCAGGACTATCTTCATCTAAAGCATCTTCAAGTGCTTGTATAAGTTCATTACGATCTCTCATTACCAATCGACCTTTAAGTCTATCCTGCACATCATATACTTCAAGTACCCAACCAGATCCAATAATAGGATATATAATAAACATAGATTTATTTTTAAACTTTTCTATCTCGTTGTCTTCTTTTGTGCTCATCCCTTTAACACTCCATGAGTACTTAAAGCTTCCATAAATACGTCTACAAACGGACTACGAAACATGCTAACGAGTTTATGATTAAATACTTCTTTCTCCTCAAAATTTAATCCCGTTGCCATATATGATTGTAATTCATCGTCAAAAACCGAGGTATTATATAGTTGGCGCTTCAACCATTTATACATTTCTTCTTTTACACGCTTTGGTAAATTTCGTATATGAGAATCCATACGCATTTTGTATACCTCATCCGTATAATAAAATCCATGTGATAGCTCATGTTCTAATTCATCGATATCGTCAGCCCCCCCACATGTGGCAATCAAATATTTAAAAGGGCTCGATTGTGTTCGAATGTTGGATATTAAACTCATAATAAACTTTTCTCGGGTTGTAAGACTGTCTTTAAACTCGTTTGCCATTCTTGACATAATACTTGTTGGGATATTTATACCCCCAGCGGAATCAAAATAACTATGCCCTCTTTTACTATTGTATCGATCAATTGAATCCTCCCAGGAAAATTTCCTGCGATAGAGCTCTTTATCAGCACTCTCGGAATAGTCGGAGAAGCGCCCCAAGTGAAGCATCATTTCATCAGAATCCAAAAATTTCAAATGAAAAATCTCCGGGGTGATTTCACTTATCTTGAGCATATCCTCGCATCCTTATGAGATCGGCAAATAGATCGTTTAATGTCTCGCATATATCCAGCTCTGCCTCTAGTTTATCATATATTTGTGCAAAATGCAAGGGATCCAAAAACTGCCTATCTCCTATCATATGATTTTTTGCACATAAAGCATCCAATTTGAACTCTAATTGTGCGCCCCGGAGCCCATAATAATTCATTAAGTTTCTCATCGTCATGCCTCTCATGTCTCCTCCTTTATCGTGGATCTAGTTGATAATCAAGCTCTTCCAAGTGATCACTCATAGTACGAATGATAGTTCTGCAAGTCTCATTTTGGTTTATGTAGTCCGAGGTTGAGATTTCCTGAAACAAATAATGCATCATATTTAAGGCATTAATTGCAGCCTTCTATTTTTAATTTCGATATCCATTATACCTCCTGCCCTCTAAGAAACTTATGCCATATGTCTAATACTTTATATGTTTGTGGATAATCTTTTCGCGCTTCACCAGTAAACTCAAACAAAGGTAAATCCATCGGTACATCTATAGGTGCCGATAGTTCTGGTATAGCTATTTCAAGTTCAGATACCTTTGGTGTATCTAAATTATATCGTTCCCCTCTTACATGAAAAATATGATCAGTTTTGTCCTCATGAATCTTTTTCTCTGTTTTTTTAAACCAAGTCTCACACTCCATACACTGCCACCTCATAGCCATTACCCTGCCCATGATACATCCTCCTCATTTACTATTGGAACAGATAATTTATTTTTTCCCGCCTGAAATAAATCCCCAATTCGATCATCTGCTACATTTTGTCGTCTCAGTTCACTCCAAGTATCAAAGTAAACCCGAGCCACCATTCCATCATCTTTAATACGATGGGACTTAGAATATTCACCAAGTGCATACATTCTTTTCTTAGCATCTGGATCATTTATTCTTTGTTCGACTGGTACATTGCCTAGCTTTTGCTGCACTTCATTTTCTATATTTCTGTGGTTTGGTTGAAATGTCCCCATTATTACTCTCCTTTAATGAAATGTTGATCCTCATGTACCCAATACACATAAATGTTACCAATTGTTTTCCCACATTTCTCACAAATCATTGTGTTTCTCCTTTAAGTGGTCTTCACTACACCACCATATTTTACAGTCTGCACAATATTCCCTGTTTTTAATAGCCCATGCCATTTTTTCTTCGCATCTCATACAGCCTTCTTCAATCCAATGTTCAATAGGTTCATGCAAATCTGCTTCATGACAATTCTCACATTGACATAAATCATGAGTATCTGGTGGATCATACCATGAATTAGGTGGGCCCTTAATCTTGTCGGCCATACATTCCCCCTATAAGCTTTATTCCAAACACAACTATTACGCCAAGAATTAACCAGGTTACACCAATGGATAAGAGTCCTGTTATGTAAATCAAATTATAAACTAAACTTTCCATCATTTTCCCCCAACTTCTAAATATCTCTCAAACAATACATCAGCGCGCATCATAATCTCCATATAGTCCTTTGTTTGAAATGTATCAGCCAATCCTTTTCTCAAATTATCAAACCCTTTCTTATTCCCCAACACTCTCATTCCCATCAGATTTTTAGCTTTCTTTTCTTTGAATTCGTCCATTGTGTGGCCTCCTTTTACGTCTAATTAAGGGTAGCAGAGAATAGGGGCATTGTCAATGATCATTTTCGGGCATTTTTGTTGCCTATATGTCCCTATTTTTCAACAGACTTAGCGGTCTTCATCTTAGAGTGCTAATTATATGTTTGTATGCATAAATATCATTATTTTTATATACCTAATTATATGTTTGAATAAGATTTAGCTACAGTATCAATGCTTTCTTATTCTCCATCTAAACTATTTTGAGTTATTTTCATTTTCTTGTCTTCATTTTACCCTTTCCCATGTATATATAGATGAGGGGCTATGTTATATGGTCTCTAAAGCTTTAGTTAGGTTGGGCGTAACATTTCTTGGGAGAAGACTCCAACAAGCCGTAAAACTTGATTGTTTTCCTAGCTATTTCTAGTTTATACTTGATTGTTTACAGTAAACGTAACTGACTGCAGAAAGAGATAGATCACCGGGCTTTACGGGTTTTGCTTCTATCGATTAAATGACTCTCAATTGTGGGCTTTTGTTAGCCCCCCATTTCGAGTTAACACCAGTTCTTTTAAGCAGCACAGCACCTAATCCTAAGTCGCCATCGCCCCATTTTACAAGCCAAGCATGGCTCGGATAGGAAAGCGGAAGAACATCATGGTGTAGAGAGTATGCAGACAGTCTATCCACTCTAGTAATAGGTGATCTAGGGGTAGTTTAAGAGAACAGGTTTTTGTTAAGACCACTTTTATCTCTTGTATAAATATGCATATACTTATAAACATATATATACATTTAAGAGAAAAACCCGATCTATGACTAATTTATTCTTCTATTCCCAACTATCATAATGAAGACTGTCATAAGTACAAGGAACGTAGCACACAGCGTAGTGACTGATTTAATGGTATTGAGTGCATTTTGTAGCTGCATGGTTATTAATGGATCCATATTATTCTCCTTTATTTTTTAGACCAGCTTTATAGCCTTCTAACCATGCTTTTGCTATAGGTATTAATGGATTTACTTTAGAATCATTTGGTTCTAATATTTTTTCAGCTTCGACTTTAGTCATAATTTGCTTTTCTCCTTTCTTTGTGTTATACTAGAGGATGTAGTCGATTAAATTGTTGTTCACAAAAGTAACTACAAAAGCCGCTAAAAAAGGTATCTTGTTGTTTTTGCATTTTTTGTTTTGAGTCAGGCAATAAAATTAGATTAATTGTATTAGCACATTGTTTACATTTTTTATGTCTAGGATGATTTTTCATTATCTTCTCCTTTATTAATGGTATACTAAGTTGTAAGGGTTTTATTCCTGATAATAATCTTTTTTTCCCATTTTCTTTCCTATTATTAGTATACTGGTAAGCCGTGACAATATGATGACAAAAGAGAGAAATATTGATGAATTCTAAAGAATGTGAACATTGTGATTGTTTTGATGGGGCTAGGGGATGTTGTATTTGTTTTAGGAGTGATTAATGCAAGTAGATTCGTCTAAATTTTATGCTCCTCAGAAGACTAATGGAGGAACACTGGCTTCAGGTGAGTTGTTTACTCAAGAGAAGAAAGCGTTGTGGTACAAGCATTTTGACAAATCATGTAACCTAACGTCAGCTTTAGCAGCCATCTCCATTGCTCGTAAGACTTTTTATATTCATTTAGAGAAGGATCCATACTTAAAAGAGCTATATATTGAGACCATTGAGAGACATGCTGATAAGATTGAACAGATTATGCGTGAATCAGCTGAACTGCCTGGTAATGCGGGGTTTAGAGATAGGATAGCGTGGCTCAAGGCTCATCGGGATAAGTTTAAGGACAGAGTGGAGCATGAACACAAGCTTGATCGTAAGCAGCTAGGACAATACTATGACCAGTTACCAAGCCATATGAAGTCTAAGGGCCTAATTATAGATGCTGAGGTTGTAGAGGTTAAGGAAGAGAAGTAATAAGGCTTAGAGGCTAAATATGGAGGTTTTATGGGTGTTGGACGCTGGGGTTAAGAAGAATAGATTTTATAGTTGAGAACTGCGTAGCGGGTCTTGACTTCAATTTGAGAATATGAGGTGTTTGGATACCCACTAGCAACGTTCTTGCCTCGCCCCCTATATAAAATGGCAATAAGCTTCGCTTGCCGAAGCTGGAGAAGCGTTAGCTTCTATTATGTTGCCTAGAACAGTTTGACCGGTTGTTTCGTTGTATATGCAACACTCTTGCCATTGTCCCGAACGGGTTTGTATGTGAGAGTGCTGATTATGCACCCGTTAGGTAATATCGTTGCACTATGCGAATAAATATTCGTGATTTGAAAATGAACCTTCTCGTAAGGGGGTACCTCTCAAACCAATTCCACCAAGGGGGGTAGGTATTATTATAAGAGTACATAGCAATATAGGGGAAATTTCTAATGTCCACTAAATATGAAAACTATTGAACGTGAACGATATCCAAAAAAATTCTGTAAATGCGACATCTCTATGAAATGTTGGATGCATCTATGTGAACACTACGAAAAACAATTTCTTTCGTATAAAAAGGCCCATGACGCCCTTTTAGAAGAAAAAAATTTGAATAAGCCTCAAATAGTTTAAAATAAACCCAATTTGCCTACCTAGAGTATACATATTGGCACTAAAGTAAACCAGATCACGACATATTTCAATTTGCAAAATGAAAAACACCACACTCTGAGGTCCTTTAATGTCCTGGAATGATGATTATAAACCAAAAAGGGACCAAATTGCCGACAATAATCCCCGGGATTCCTGGATACGGAAGGGTAAGACCGGGAATCCCGGTAAAAAGATCTTGAAAGATCGATTATATTCGTTAATTAAGCGATATAGGCAGTATAAAGAGTGGGGGTTAGAGGAAAACCTACATTGTTCCTGGAAAATATGGGATAAATGGAGAATTAGTCTTATTCCTAAAATTAGACGGGCGGCTAACACCTTATTAAAGAAACGGGAGAAGAAATAATGCCAAAAAAGCCTAAAAAGCCGCCTAGACGGCCTAGATCGAGCTATTAATGGCTCCAGGTATTCAAAGAAGTAAAGATACGAGGATTGCGGCATTAAAACGGGGTTGTGAGGGAGATTTATCCTTTTTATGCAGAATAATGCTCAAAATGGATGCCTGGGACACTCTTCATGACGATATGGCTCATTTTCTGGCAGTATCTGGCCCTGAGAAGTTAATCCTTGTGCCTAGAGGCCATTTAAAGTCATCTATTGTGACAGTTGGATTTGCAATACAACAATTTTTAATTAATCCCAATATACGAATTTTAATTACCAATGCTGTTTGGAATAGGAGTCGCATCTTTTTACGTCAAATTGCGGATTATTTAACATTTAATTCCCCATTAAAAGATATATACGGGGATTTTAGAGTGGCTGATAAAACCTGGACTCGTGATGAAATCACCATTGCACAAAAGACCTCGGCTACGGGGCGCGAAGCCACGGTTACAACAGCCGGCCTAGAAACGGCTTTAACTGGTGCCCATTATGACTTAATTATTCATGATGACCTTGTGGAAGAGTCAAATATCAATACAGCCGAGCAACTAGAGAAGGTTATTACGTTTTATCGTAATTCAAGACCCCTATTAGACCCTGGGGGTAGAATAATCATTGTGGGTACGCGTTGGGCCGAAGATGATTTGTATGGCATGTTATTAAAAGAATTATCTGGAAGTATTAATGGCCATAAGATTAAATCGCTGGAAGAACGCCTAAAATGGAGAAATTACGTAAATACATGAATAAAAAGCGTACTAAGCTAATTAGGAAGTTTGCAAACGAGCAATTTAATACCTTTTTTTCACATCTCGAAGAGGATATGAAAAAAGACGCCAGAAAGAACTTTTTTAAATATCTAAAACGGCAATGGCATAAGGATAAATGGATCACATTAAAAAGAGAGCTAAAACTGCTCTCATTAGACGTATAAACAACTTTAAAGATATTGAATCAATTCATACCTTCGTAGATGAAACAATCGAAGAGTTATGGGCTATTTTTGATAACGAATGGGCAATGGCGGTATTTAATAAGCGCCGGACTCAAAATAAAGCTACTTCAGGCACTCTAAAGATGTCAAATTCCGATGGGCAATTAAAGATAAATATAGATTGTAAAGGAATAGAATATGGCAAAGAAAAACAATATAAGTTCCGAAAAGGCGCAAAAGATCTTACGTGATGCGGTTATTCGAGGAAAAGCGTTAACGGCGGAACAGAAGAAGTTCTTTGGTGCTGCTGCAAATAAAAAGAAATCTCGTAAACCGATTATTATTGCTTCTCCGAGGGGCTAATGCCATTTGATTGTTATGTTAGGCGGGCTATAGAAGACGATAAAGTCATCTTTCCAAAAAAGTTCGCCAAAACAGATGAAGACGCAGAAAAACATAATAAAGGGAAATCACCTAATTTCCATGTAAAATCGTTAGAAGCCGAACGCACATCAATGCGAAGTATATTCCGATACATGTGTCAATATCATAATGATCCCATTGATGAATCTACCATTGAATTTAAAAGATCGTATATACAGCGAGTTAAGTTTACTAGTGATATAATGAAACAATTAGATCAAGAAATGGCTATCATTTCGATTGATCCCGCTGTACGATTAAAAGAAACAAATGATCGAACTGGCATTGTAGTTACCAAACCACTCCCATTACTAAAGCAACGTGTAATTATGGAGGCTATTGGTAAAAGAATACCGGTAGATAAAGTTGTCCAAGAGATTTTTCGACTAGTATCTATCTATAAGACCGAACGTGTTCTTGTAGAAACGGTAGCAGCTCAATTATGGTTAGTAAAAATACTCAAAGACGAAATGATTAAACGGGGTGTTTATTTTACCATTGATGAGGTTAAACCCTCTACTAAAGAAACAAAAGTTGCACGTATACGAGGACTCCTGCCCTATTACGCCAACGGCAGGATACTGCATAGAGACGGATTGGATGATTTAGAAGCAGAACTCATCCAATTTCCAAGAGCGCGCCACGATGATATTGTGGATTCACTTGCTATGCAGATTTTATATTGGAAAGAATTAATGCCGAGTGGGAAGTTTGAAAAGCCCAAAAGCAAAGTACCATTTAGTCTAGATTGGTTTAAATCACGTCTACCAAAACTTCATACAGCTGAAGAAAAAATTTTTAAAGGGCTTGCCCGGAGGAAACCACAAATTTAATGCCTAAATCAACGGAAACAAAGTTAAAACCTGTTCAAGAGTGGCATGAAGCATTAACTGCAGCAGAGCGGGTTAAAAAAGAATATAGAGAAATTTATAGATGGGATCGATATGTCGATGAATATAAAGGTTTCTGGAATCTTCCGACAGATGAAATTCCGCCTTTAAATTTTGTTTTTTCTTGGCTAAAGACAGAATTAGCCGCTCTATATGTTCGAGATCCACATTTAGAAGTGACCCCTCTTAAAAAGACCACTATACAACAAGCCATATTGAAAGAATTAGCTCTAAACGATGTATGGCGACGGAAACGATTTAAACAAGAGATTAAAAAATGTATAGTGGATGGTAAGTTAGTAGGACATATGTGGTTCAAAGCAGGCTATAATGGCGACTTTGAAACCATGGTAGACTCTGAAGGTACACAATTGGATACGGTTAAAAAAGATGACTTTTTTGGATATCGTATTCCGTGGACAGATGTTCTTTTTGATAATCATCGTTCAGTCAATGCACCACATGATTGTCAATGGATTGCCCATGAATATTGGGTACCAGAAGAAGAGTTTATGAAAAAGAAAGAGTTTAAACACAAGGACAAGGTTAAAGCTGAGTCCATTAGACGTTTTACACTTAATCGAGAACGTGATCGGCGTATTAATTTAATTTCTGTTCCTACGCTTGAAAAACACACACGCCAAAAATTTGTACAATTATTTGAGATTTGGGATAAACGAGATAAGAAAGTTCGCATATTAAGTCCAGGTGTGTCAGAAGGATTCATTCATGAAAAAGATTGGCCCTATCAAAAACTTCAAGATTTCCCATTTTCACATGTCGATTTAAATCCCATTAATGATGAACCATATGGAATACCAGACGTATCCATGTTTGAAAGACAATTATTAGAATTAATGAAGGTGGACTATTTAGTCCTAGATCATGTTAAAAAGAATAATCGTCAATTAATAACTTCTCCTGGTAATTTAACAGAAGAGTCCAAAAATGCATTTGAGGAAGGACAAACAGGAGTTTTACTTGAAGCGAATGATCCTGATAAAATATTTACCGTTCCTTATCCTAGTGTGCAACAAGATATATTTGCCCTCCGAAGATTTTTAATTGATAATATTACAAATACGAGTGGTCAGACAGCCCAGCAACGTGGGGCATCTCAGCAAGTCTCAACCCGTACATTCAAAGAATTGGATAAAATAGATGAAGGGTCTCAAAATAGACGATCTGAACAGTTAGATGTTCTAGAAGACTTCATGGAAGATATTGCTCGTAAAGAAAGTTTGCTTATTGATGAGTTCGCTGATACTCAATTTTTTGTGAAAGTAAGCGGTAGAACTACACAAGAAGTAGCGGAAGCAATACAAGGACGTCCCTCTGGTCAGCAAGAAGGTTCACAATTTGAGGTTCGTAATCAACAAGTAAAAGGTTTCACTGCAACTCGAGACGACTTTGGTGGTTTAGATTCAGATTTTGATATACAGATTAAAGCGGGATCGACTGTTCCTCTTACACGTGAAAATAAAACCGAGATATATAGATTTGCTATAGAATCTGGTCCCGCTGCTGGTTCTGTTCCGGGCGGTCCATTAATGGGAGCGGCTGCTAGAGGTCTTTTCCAAGAATTTGATATGCCTGATCTTGAAATAGCCTTAGATCAAGAATTAGACGCCCAAAAACAGACTAAAGCCGAACAATCTAAATTAGCACAACAGCAACAAGAGTTCGACGCAGCGAATAAAGGTGCGGATATACAAATTCAGGCAGAACGCGAAGCAAATCGTAAAGAAGAAACCAGGATTAAAGAACTTGATTTACAATTACGCGAACGTGAAATAAATATGACAATACAACTTCAAGAACAAGAACTCCGTCTTAAGGAACTTGAAGTAATGCTTAAAGCAAATCAGGCGAAGAAAGATTCATCTAGTAAGGCGAAGAAATAATGGCTAATTGCCGTGGATGCGGCTCTACCACTTCTTATATGACTAGAACATACGAGGATGGATCTGAAATATGCGATCAATGTAGTCAGATTAGACCTTCTGGTCTTCCAGATATTTATTTAGGTGGACATGGCGGTACTCAAACTGATGAGAATTTATGTGATAAAAAAACTGGTCAACCCATCCCATTTTCTACAAAGAAAGAAAAGAAAGCGATAATGGATAAGTTAAAATATCGTCAACATCCGAGTGCTGAGCGTACACATGGTGCTCGCAACGAAAAACATTTAAAAAATCGTAAAACAATCTAATGCCACAAACAACTTTTAATACCACCATAACCACTACGGCAACGCCGATTATTACCCCGAATGCGAGACGAAGAGGGTTTAGTCTGCAAAATACTGGTACACAAATTGTGTTTATTGGTTTCTCTGCATCCGTAACCACCAGTTCTTTTGTTGCGCGTTTAGCCCCGGATGGGTTTTTTGGAGTAAACGAACATGCCGGTATGTGGATGGGTAATATATACGGCATTACTACAACGGGTACTTCTGTTATAAGTGGTGCGGAGTGGAGAGAATAATATGGGAGTTGCCTTTCATCCAGGAAATCAAGCCGATGATTTACCACATGCTGGCAATAGTCCGGTCACAGCCCTTGCTACAGGTACTGCCGATGCAGTATCCCCTAGTACTTTAACGACCATCACCACTCTAACAGCAGTGGGAGAACAAACCGTGAGTAGAGCCGAGGTATCTGGCACAGGGCCAGGAACTGCAACATTAGTTTTGAATGCGGCTATAATTGAAACAAGACGCTTTAATGGTGATCGTACTACAGATTTTTTGTTTCCCAGTGGCCCATTAAAATTAGATAGCGGAGATATTTTAGATATTAAAGTGGAACATTTTGCTGTACCCGCATTAGAAACACGAGATTACACGGCAGTAATTTATGGAGTTTAATAATGGCTGATATAGGTTCGAGATTACCAGTACCCATTGATCAAACCGATAAAGATACCAGAGAAATGAAACGCTTATGGTTAGATTCAGAAATTAAACAATTTGAATCCCAGATTGCGGCGAAACAACGAGAGCTTTTACAATTACAAGCTCGGTTACAGAAGTATAAAGAAGGATATAATTTAATTGATAAAGTTATTGATACAAACGAAGTAAAATAGTTTTACTAGGGGAGAAATCTAAAATAAGGAGAAATAAATATGGCAGACCAAGATGTAGCTACATTAGTATCAGCAACAACTGCTGCTAATAGCCAAACAAATGTTATATTTACAGGCATTTCTGATGGAACTGACCTGGCCCTAGTAGATGGCTCCGGCAATTTACAAGTTATTCTTGCCGCTAATTCTGGAGTTGATATTGGTGATGTTGATGTTACCAGTGTTATTCCTGGAGTTGGAGCAACTAATTTAGGAAAAGCAGTAGATACGGCCGGAGGCGCCACTGATACTGGTGTTGCTTCTTTGGCTTTACGTGATGATGTTCTAACAACCTTAACTCCTATAGACGGTGATTATGTCCGTCTCCGGGTAGATTCGACCGGCGCCCTATGGGTTAATACAGGTGCTACGAGTGATCCAACCAACGTCGTTGCGGATGATAGCGCGTTTGTTGTTGAGACAGGCACCATTGGTGTTGTCGGTTATTTAGCAGATGAAACGACTCCAGATTCGGTTGATGAAGGAGACGTTGGAGCTGCGCGAATGACATTAGATAGACGACAAATTATGGTGTTGTCTGATTCTACTACCGAGTCTCAAAGGTTAGCAATTGATGCGAGTGGTAATGCTCAAACTGAAGTGAATAATGCTGCTGGTGCTTCCGCAGTCAATATTCAAGACGGTGGTAACGTCATCTCTATTGACGATGGCGCAGGTTCTATAACCGTTGATAACGCTACTCTCTCAGTTGTTGGTGGTGGTGTCGAAGCTACGGCTCTTAGAGTTACTATTGCGAGTGATTCAACTGGTCTTTTATCAATTGATGATAATGGTGGATCATTAACCGTTGACCAATCAACGCATGGAAATCTACAAGCAAATGTAACACTCCAGATTAATGACGTAGATGTTAGCGCGACTGTGCCGGTTCCCATTTCGGCTACAGCAGCGGCTAATACCGAATTGAATCCTATCTTCGTTAAAGCGGTGGATACAGTTGTTTCAGCGTCTGAAGTTCATGACTATGATACGGCTACTGTCGCCGCTTCAAGTACTTCTAATCATGATTATACGATTACGGGTACCACGGGATTCTTGAAGCAAGTTCATTATGCTTCTTCTGGCCCATTAAAAGTTGAAATTCAAACTGGTCCTGTTGCTTCACTTGTTACTATTGGTGTGAGATTTTTACCTCGTGCTGGTGGCGGTGATGTGTTTGATATTAGTTCTACTCCTCGAGAAGTGCCCGTTACTTCAACTGGTACTATTCGTGTGATTCGTACTAATAGAGATCCAGGTGTTTCCATTGATGTTTATAGTACTATTGTTCTAAATGATGTTTAATAAATAATAGTTTCTTCCTGGGGGAACAGACTTCATGTCTGATTGCCCCTGGGCGGAAACATAAAAAGGGGAGATTATTATGGCAGACGTTACTAAAGAAAAAGAACAAAAGGCTAATCCAGCGGTTACGCCTATTCAAATTGGTAATACAGGTTTTTTGACAGTGAAACTTCTGGACGAATTAAATAAAATGATTGGTTTAATATACGATACTAATGTCGAAATTCATAAACATATGGTAAGTATAGATAATCGGATACAAATTATTATGGCTGAACGTAGTAAAAAAGAAGACGAGCCGGAATAATGGCGGATAAATCAGAGCCATCAATTAGCAAGGGCAATGTTGTTATATCAGATTCCACAACGGATGCTCATAATTTAACAATAAATTCTGATGGTAGCGCGGCCATTAAAAGTAAAGGAACGATTTCTACTAGTAATTCTTCCTCGTCTACTTTAGGTATATCCGGAGTATTTACTGGAACATTAGAGGAAATAACCGATTTATCTACTATAATGGTATCTGTATTTACAGATGAAGATTCTGCTACAGATGGTCTTTCTATCCAACAATCGGTAGATGGCACAAATTGGGATTTTACTGACGTCTTTACTATTTCGGCCGATACCGGAAAAAATTTTTCTATTCCTACATTTGCAAAATTTTTTAGAATAGTTTATACCAATGGTACTACAGCACAAACTATTTTTAGATTACAATCTATTTTAAAAGCTGTTAGTCCTAAGCCTTCCACGCATAGAATACAAGATGATATTTCTACTGACGATGATGCGGAACTAGTAAAAGCCGTATTAACAGGTAAAACTAATGGTACTTTTATTAATGCGGCGGTTACTTCAAGTGGCGCATTAAAAGTAGAATCGACTGTTACGGCTCCAGCAGCGGCTACTATTGTGATCCAAGAGAACTTTGAGGACATTGCCACTACTTCTGGTAGTGACACTTTGTATACAATAACGAATAGTACCACTTTAACTATACAATTATTTTCCGCCGGTTCGGAAGAAAATGTAGGTGGATCGGTTACTGAACTATTTGAAGATCCTAACGGAGATTTATCCGTTTTAAATCGCATTAATACAATTTTTACTAATGGTGCAAATTCTAGTGAATTAATTCGCCAAGATTTTACTGGAGATGGCACCCGTCGTATTGTTATGAGACAACGTGGCTACACTGCTAGTGCTAGAGAAATGTTTGGACGTTGGCAAGGATTCGAGGAATAATTATGCATTTTTATATTGATTGGGCCAGATTTAAAAGTTTAAAAGATACAAATAGTTGGACAATCTACTATAAAGCTCACGGATCTTCTAGTTATAGCTTATGGACTGGAACTGGTAATCATCAATTACGTTCCGTTATAGAAGGCGCTGATAAAACAGATTTCGAAGATAATTATAAAACCGGTGCTACCGCGGTTGCTTGCGAGGGCGATGCATTATCGCGTTTATTAACGTTTTAATTTATGAATCCAGATCATTTCATGACATTAGTATATTGGGAAAAGGGGGGACCTACAATGACCGAACTAATTTTAATTGCTTTAACGTTTGCGGTTGGATATATTTTAGGAAAATTAAAGAAGGAGAAATAATATGCCCCATTTTTTAGATATAGCAGATGGACTACAACCCCCTCGTAGTACTGTACGTACAACTGAACTCATTCCAGAGTGGATTGTAGGCGCTATATATAAGAGCGGGGGATTTACTTTTCTTTTACGCGAGATGGATACAGACGGTATGACACTCGAAATTATCGAGACAGATTTGAAGGACAGTGAACTATTGGATCCGGGTCCTAATGACCCGAGTAAGAGTCCATTAGATAAAGCGGCTGAAGCGGCTTCTTTAATTAAACCACAACGTACTGGGAAGCTACCTTTTGACCCTAGTATGATTATACCACGTCCATAGAACGACTGTCCTACCGTCGTCCGCAGAAGCGGAGCGACTAGAATTTAAGTAGACCGGCTTATTAAAGCCCCTACTAAGGGAGAAATTATATGGAAGATCAGCAAACAAATACAGATGGTGCTGCTAAAGAACCGGTGAATCAACAACCCTCGGATCAGCAACCGGATGTAAATCAAGACCAAAGTGGTGTGTCAGGCACGTCTTCACCGGCCCCTGACCAAAACCAAGATGAGAAAAAGTCATCTGATAGTAAATGGGAATTCGACGGAAATTATGAAAAACTCCGCGAAGAACATCCTGAACAGATGAAGTATGCGCAAGGAATTCGTAGATATCTGACTCGCGAAACTCAAGCTATATCTGAGGACCGCGATAAAGTCGAAAAGTATGACGCATTACTTAAAGACCCACAGTTATATGAATTTCTGGAGTATAAGAAACAACGTGTGGCAG